GAGCTCCGACGGGGGCCCCCCCGACCGGTTTTTTTTTTTTTTTTTTTTAACCTAAATTCTCCACATAGGTGGCAAATAGGAATGAAATTCAATAACCATAGGGTTATTGAAAACTCTCATATTCTTGATTTAGTTCAAAAACACGAGTTATACTACGATCGGCGGCTTGACCGGCAGATCATAGCACCGGGCCCCCTTTATGGATACATAAAGGGGGTCCACAACCTGTATCTGAAGCAGATACCAAGTTGTTTGACACTCCGAAAGGCGGGATCCCGCCTTTCAAAGGAAGTCCGACCCTATTTAGTAGAGAACGGATTTTTCAACTTCCGCGGAGACGCGGAGGAAGACCCCACGCCACTCTTGTGCGCTATGTCACAGGAGGGGCTCGACTCCGTGTCCGATATGGACACGTCAGAAGATATCCCGTACGCGGAGGCTCCGCCGTCGGGAATACACTACGAAGACCCCTGGAAGGTCCTCGCAGGATGGGCTTTCGCCTCCCAGTACCGGGAGGAGAGGCCAGTAATCAACGTCTGGGCACAAGGGTGTCACAGGTTGCAAGGGAAAATCCGTCCGGACCTATATGGTTCGGAAGGAAAGAACGGTACCTGGTTTACCCAGATGTCGTCACATCAGGGGAAGATGTTCCTTCTCCTGAATCATACCCACTGGGGCCACTTGCTCCAGCGGGTAACTAAGGGCTTACAGGTCGAACCCTGTAAGAACTTCTATGTGACCCTGAAGCGCAGGATATCTGCGTTTCTTATGGGGAAGCCGGATCCCGCGTGGACTCCGGCTGAGAGAGCGCTTTTCATCGAAGGAGAAAAGCGCAACACCACCTACAGGGCCCAAAGGTTCCTGGAGGTTCTTAAGACCGTTGATGGAGTATTCCTCCAACGGTATCTTTCCTTTCCTGAAGAGGTTTGGAACTGGGAGAAGTACGACAGATTCGTACTTCAACTCATATCGATTCTCATTACAGATGAGTTTTTCGATGGAATGCTCACGGCACATAGTGTGGATGAGCAAAGGACACACTATGAGGAACTCAAAGCGTGTCGGAAGCGGTTCAAGCTGGTTATACACCAGGATGATCCGAAGCCCGCTTTCGAGCGGGAGGTCTTCGAATCCAGATGGATCCGGAGCTACCTATGGGAAACCTGGCGGTTAGCCGTCAGGACCTCGGGTCACCAGCGAGTTTACCTCGCGGGCACCCTTTCTCAGACCCGCGGGTCTGGAACACCACCCCCTTTGGTTGTAATAAGATCAAAGAGGAAGTTTCTGCGGTCCATACAAGAGGTACCGCCAGAACTTACGCGGACGCAATCAGCACTGATTGCAGCCGCATTAGACGAGGTCATCGGGTCTATCCCGGACCACGTTTTCACCGGACTCGGGACAAAGGCCCGAGTAACGGTAACCGGATCCGCGTGTTGGGAAAACACGCGGGCGGAGGGCGGAACAGCCCAGGCTATACTTGATATTATGACCAAGTACAGCGACGACCGATTTGTCCCAGTCAGAGACTTGGACACGGGAAAAGTAACCGAATGGATCCGTAAGGACCAATTCGAGTCGGTAGGCACAGCAGTATTCTGGGCCTGCCTGGAAGAAGTTCTCAGGACTCCTCCTGAGGAACTTAGAAAGGTGTCCTTAACCATCGTTAAGGAACCCTCAAAAGCACGCGTAGTCACTAAGGGCTGCGCTGCACTAAAGATAGTCCTGGACACTATCTCTAAGATATGTTCGTACCCCCTCAAGAAGGGGATACGATCTTCTGAATCCGGGATGGGTAGATCTCACCACGGATGGAACCTTTTCCGAGACTTTTTCTCGGAAGAGATGTACGACCTCCTGTTTACAGAAGACAGGAAGTTGCGAGAGGATGATCCATACGTGGATCACATACTCCGAATACAGACTTGGGAAGACGTATTCTTTTCAAGTACAGACTATCAAGAGGCGACAGACCGAATGATACACGCCCTTTCCCGAATAATCGGGTCAAGGTGGATGAGGAAGTGCGGGATACCGCCCGTCCTCAGAGGAATTGTCATGGCGGTATGTTTCCAGCCAAGGCAAGTCTACTTCTCGGCCACAGGGCCGCTAAGAGATATTGGTCTCCCCGTGGAGGGAGATACAAGAGTCGTCACGTTATATCGTGGCGTCTTGATGGGGGATCCACTAACCAAGGTGATCCTCCACTTTAGCAATGTCATTGCGAGACGTCTCGGCCAACAGTTGGCCGATGCTAGTATATTCCGCCACTTTACCAACGGGTATGAGGCGGCCGCCAGATTCCATGAGGCAATCTGGTCGTGATCCATCTAGGGGTACCCCTAGATGGAAGCAACGCAAGGCTCCTATTGGAGCGACAGTACGTTAAAAAAAAAAAAAAAA